CCGGTGTGCTGCACCTGCTCGATCAGGTACTCGTGACCCTTCTGGGCGAAGCGGCGACGCTCCTCAGTGTCCAGGTACACGTAGTTGGCCCACACCTCGAACACCTGGGCGGAGGCGCCGAAGTAGTTGGTGAAGTAGGAGGTCAGGTCGAAGTCGAGGCGGACCTCGTGGTACTGCAGGGCAATCAGAGGCAGGTACAGACCGGGGTTGCGGTTGAAGAAGAACAGCAGGGGCAGGTACACGCTGTTCACGTTGGTGGCATCAGCGGTAGGGACGGGGCTGGATGCCATCTTGCCNTAGTTGATCTTGTCGCTCTCGCCCAGGAAGGTCTCGGCGTACAGGCGGAACCAGGTCTGGTAGTGCTTGTCGATGCGCTGACCACCGATGGTCAACTCAACGGCTGCGATGGCACGCTCAGCCACCCAGCACATGTCAATGTTGGTGTTGGTGGAGGTCAGGTTAGAGGTGTTCAGCTGCGTGGGCTGCAGGCGAACGTACATGTTGCCGACCAGATCGCCGTTGCGGGCAATGGTCACGGACACACGACCGGAGTTGGAGGGGGTACCGTTCACCGTCTGCTGGATGTTCTCCATAGCAAAGTTGGTGTGGCGCTTGTACACAGCCTGGAAAAAGGTCACCACGGGCTGACCAGTCAGATACACATCCTGAGCACCGTAAGCAACGAGCTGCATAAGTCCACCGGCCATTTTGTACTATATTACAAGAAAAAAATTTAGACCAATTTAATTTGCAAAAGCGAGACCACCCATTCCAGATGCAATTCTCAGGATGTTGTAATTGACGGCAAACATTTGCTGAACCAGACCGTTGGGCATTCCCGTCTTGAGGCTGACCGCCACTTGCGCCATGTCTATGCGGCTGAAATTGCAAGCGCCACTTGGCTGAAGCTCCTCAGGCTTGAGGGCAAATGAGTATACGTAGATACCTGGATAGGGGTGACCGGTGTGGTACTGGTAAGACTGGTACTGATTGTACCATTTGCCAAACTGCTCGGCAGCACGATCGGTGCCGTTCAGAATCAACTTGAACTTGTGCAGAGGACCCACCTCCTGCCCGTACGTTACGTTGGCAGTGCCGTACTGTGGCAGACCTGCCTCGACCCAGAGAACGTTGCCTGTGAGCACGTTGGACTGAGCAAAAATAGTTCCGTTCTGGGCAACGGAACCAGCTGCGGTCGAATAAAGTGGAGCCGAAAGAACGGATGGGATATACAGCATTGGAGACCCGGTATTGTGGGGCTGTGTAAGAGCACCAGACTGAGCCAAATTGTTAGTATTAATGGTCACATTCACGTTTGCCACGTTAGACGAAAAGTTCCACATGGCGTTGGGGTTTGAGTTGGGTGCCGAGTTCTGGTAAACCCAAATGAGCTCCTTTACTGGGTGGTTGTACTGCATGCGGATGACGCTTGGCGTGTTCTCGCTGGAACTTCCGACTGGGTCGCCGTTCACGTACTGGACCTGCTCGATGAGGTACTCCTGGTTCTTGGTGGCAAACTTGTCACGCTCCTCCTTCTCCAGGTACATGTAGTTTGCCCATACAGTTGGTGGGTTAGTGCCGAAGTAATTGGCATAGTTGGCGCTAATTGTGAAATCGATGCGCACCTCGTGGTACTGCAGTGCAATCAGTGGCAGGTACAGACCGGGGTTGCGGTTGAAGAAGAACATCAAAGGCAGGTAGACATAACCGGTCGAAGTCTGGTTCACGTTGTTGGGGACGGGCAGGGAAGTGAGCTTTCCGTAATTGCACTTCTTTGAATCATCCAGGAAGCACTCTGCGTACAGGCGGAACCANAGCTGGTAGTGCTTGTCAATCGACTGACCACCGATAAAGAGTTCGATAGAGTTGAAAGCACGCTCGGCAACCCAGCACATGTCAGCGACGGAATTGTTGGATGTCAGCTGACCTGAAGATGTGGGGGTAGGCTGGAGAACGACCCACATGTCACCAATCAGGTCGCCCGTGCGAGCAAGCGTCACGGAGACGAGACCGCCGGGGTTGGGCTGCCCAGAAAGAGTCTGGGGAATTGCCTCAATTGCAAAGTTGGTATGGCGCTTGTACACCGACTGAAAAAAAGTGACTGTTGGCTTGCCAGTCAGATACACATCCTGAGCACCGTAAGCGACGAGTTGAAGCAGTGCTCCACCAGGCATTTTAGTATTACTCGCGATTTTAATTGAGACCTATTTTCTACATCATTAGTACAAATGTCTCAGCGTCGCTCACTGCCCCCAAAGACCCCAATGCCACCACCCCCAGAGGAGGAGGAGGAGGATGAGTTCGACGAGGAGGAGTTCGAGGATGGACCCGATATGTTCGAGGCGCTCGCGAGTCTGCTCGCCACTGAGGAAGGCGATACAATTGCGACCATTCTGTCGGGAACCAAGGATGCGACCGAGAAGATTGCTCTCCAGCTCGAGATGCAGAACAAGATTTTGGTCAAGATTGCGGCTTCATTGAGCAAGATGGTTCCCGTGACGCCAGTTGGAATTCCCGCTCCCGCCTAAAAACCAGTCTCTCGACAATTTCGGTTCAAGTTTAATAAGAGCCTATTGAGCCTTAAAAAAGTCTCGCGTCATTTTATCAATGGCAAGCACTCGAAAGGTCCACACAATTCAAAAAGATGTAACACCCGAACACGAAGAAGAAATTAGAATCGCAAATCAAACAAATGAAATCAATACATGGACAGTCGAGGAGCTTGAAACTTGCATCTCAAAAGCAGAAAAGGATGCGGGGTTTGACATTCGTGGGAATACACTCGCTTCTGAAAAGATGTGGGCATTTGTTCTCTTCCCTGAGAATCAGCAGAGGGATCAGGACAAATATCCTGAAAATTATGAACATGAACACATCAAAATTAGAAAGGATCGGTTTGTTAACAGTTGTAGAACCCTTCTGACTCGCATAGAGTCTCTTGGAGCAAACAAGACGCCNAGCAAAGACCTGAATGGAGACGAATTTACTCTTGAATTTCGAGTTCGGCGACTNATCGTGGACCGCAAGGAGATGTTCGANCAGTACCGCATATGGGAGCGCAGACACAACAGAATAAACAANCCNACCCTTGCAATTGACAATACTGACACGAGTCTGAAGGATGATGATGACATGTCCCCGTATCAAAAGATTCTTCTATATCTCCTTCATAGAGCGTACGACGAGGGATACCGCCGCTACAAGGGTCAGTGCTGTATCCAGATTCGCAATACACGAGCGTGGAGAATCGTCAAAGAGATCAAGGATTACATTTATGACGTCACGCAAAAGGAGGATGAGCCTGACATGTGGAAGAACTTGACAAGTCGTGGAAACCTGGTTTCTGATGTGGTCAAGCACTTGACAAACTGCAAGGATTTCCAGTTTCCAGAGATTAAGAAGGATCGTCACGTGTGGTCGTTTCAGAATGGGCTACTCATCGGTAAGGATTGGAATGAAACCGAGAAACAGTANAAAATTAAGTTTTANGATTACAATTCTCATGATTTCCGTGAGCTTGACCCGACCATTGTGAGCTGCAAGTACTTTGACGCGCCTTTTAGTCCTTACGACGAGCTTGAAGATTGGTGGGACATTCCAACACCTAACATGCAGCGCGTACTTGATTATCAGAAACTCGAGTCGGATGTTGCCAAGTGGATCTATGTGTTCATGGGGCGTCTNTGTTTCGACGTGAATGAGATTGACGGCTGGCAGGTGATTCCGTTCCTCAAGGGTATCGCGCGGTCGGGCAAGTCCACGCTCATCACCAANGTGTGTCGCAAGTTTTACGAGACGGAGGATGTGTCCGTCCTTTCGAACAACATCGAAAAGAAGTTTGGGCTTTCGAGCATCTATAACGGCTTCATGTTCATCTCGCCAGAGGTCAAGGGTGATCTTCAGCTCGAACAGGCGGAGTTTCAGTCGCTCGTGTCCGGTGAGGATGTGAGCATCGCGCGCAAGTTTGACACGGCTCTGACGTTTCAGTGGAAGACGCCTGGTATCCTGGGTGGAAATGAGGTTCCAAANTGGAAGGACAACTCGGGGTCTATCCTACGTCGTTTGGTCACAATCAATTTTGGTCGTCAAATTGCAGACAATGATTCGGACCCGAATCTCGAAAAGAAACTTGATGTTGAAATTCCCACAATTTTGTGCAAGTGCCTGCGCGCATACCT